TGCATTTTTTAAAGAACAGGGTATTGCATATAACCCTGTTCCAATTGGAGATGGTACTGTTGCATTTAAAGGCTGGTTCGAAGACTCCGATGGAGTTATGCGCAGAACAAGTCATGAGTATACTGAGGAACAACAAGAATGGTTTTGGAATGAAGTTGGTATAGTAGACAAAGCAAAACGTCCTACTGAAGGTACAGACGTTGGTCGCAAATGTTGTGGCGGGCGTTGCTTAGAAGGACTAGTTGAAGATAATTGGCAACCAGTAAAATTAGTTGAAAACAAATTTAAAGGTTGGAACTGTATGGTAGATTGGTTCTTCTTACATATAGATCAGGAAACAGGTGATGTGTATCACCACCAAACATGCCAAGCACGTAAAGACGGAACTATAGGTGCTATTGGCAATCTAAATAACAGTGAGAAAATTTTAAATGAAATAAACGTAAACAAAGCGATTGTTTGCCCCAACGCAAGATGTGGTTGCGGCATGTGTATTCCTAAAGCAAAAAACTTTGATGTTTTCAAACAAACCTGGAATACAATTACAACTGTTGAGTTATAAACTCATATTCAGGAAAAACTTTAATAAATGATTTTTTACGGCGTAAGTCGTATTCTTTCACAAATGCAACTAGTTCGTTTAAATTATTATTAGGAACAGATGCATGAGCTACGACTTGTTCAAAACGCTGTTGTGTTTCTTTTGAAAAGTGTTTAGCAATGTATTTTTGTTGCCTATGTAAATGACTCATCCATTCTTTAGGCATAACTGATGCACTCATAAAACTTGGATCTCTTACTGCACTAACACTAAGTGTTACATTTTTTATATCTTTAACATCTTCTAAAAATTTATCAAACGTTGTTACACTAAAAATATTATAAGCTGACATAATAGATAAATTCAAATCTTTTGCTACTCTGTCGCAGTTGGTTCTCCACTTGTTATAATCTAATCCATCTCTAACGTATTCTGCTTTAGCACCATATCCTTCACCACTAGTTGCAATTTCAATCTTTTTAACGCAAGACTTTGCATCAACTAAAAAGTTTATATGCTTGTTAAACAGTTTATCTGTAATTCCTAAATTACTGTTGATAATTACTGTAAGGTTTTTGTTTGGATTTTTTATAATATAGTTTATAAGTTTTTCAGTATGTCTACTCATTAAAGGCTCACCGCCTGTAATACGCAGTACACGTAATTTATTATATATAGTAGGCAAGTAATTCCAAAAGGCTTCTATGTAAGGATTATGATCTTTGTCTAATATTTGTTCTAAGTGTATTCCGTTATAGTTATTAGGATAAGACTTTTGCTTTATTTCACTATGCCATTTGCTACTGTATTCAGGACCGCAATATGCACACGCAAAGTTACACACGTTTGAAAAGGATACTTCTAAATAAGTTGGATCGTAATCTTGATCCCATGCTGTGTTTTTAATTTTTAATAATTCTAACAAGCCATCTTTTTTACTCATTAGTACACGATCGCCTACGGTACCGTTAGACTCAGCATTCCAACAATAGTTACATTCACTAGGACATGTACCTTCAAGCATCTGCTTTCTAACTTGTTTTTTATGTTGTGTATTGTGTATTGCTGACGGATTGTTTTCTATTTCGTGCAGGGGTATTGTATGAGGATGTGGATGATGACAACTGTGTGTTTTGCCAATGCCGAGATGTATTGTACTGTTAGTCCATTTAGCAGTACACATGCTAGGACCAAGGGCTAGTTTAGTCAACATACTTTAGCATAATCCTATCATAATCTTTTTTATGTTCTGCTTTAGGCGCACATAGCCCACACCAGCAACTTTTCTTTTTACAGATAATAGTTGACGAATTAATATTATCCATAATAGATTTTGTATCTGACAAGTAACCTATCGGGCCTACCTCGCCATTATAGTTCATTTTACAATCTTTATTAGTAAACACTTCGCCTGTATTTTGTTTGATATATAAAAAGAATCTATCTACACTACAATTCCACCCTTTAAAATTATTACCTTTAATATAGTTAGTGCTATCACATGTATTTGTACACATTGTTTTGTTGCCGCAACATGCTCTGCCACTACTTGACAAATCTATTCCTTTTGCAATTAGACCACCTATTTTTTCTATTGTGCTTGGAACATGTCCAGTAAGAAATTGTGTTTGTTCTTTGCTGTAGTTAAAACGAAAGTCAAACATATCATGATCTATTTGACGCTTGTTATAAGATACTTCATTTTCTATACACCAGTATACCATGTCCATACAAGATTGCCAATGCTTAGGATGCATCATTATACTAACATGCAAAGGCTTACCTATCTTCTGTAAGTATAAGATATTATTACGCATCAGTAGTTGTTGTTTTTCTGTGCTTTCTGCATGAAAACTAACTGTAAAATAATCTACAAAATCTGTAATTCTATGCCATAACTTTTCTTTTACAACTGCATTAGTAATAGTGCTTATACTTATAGTCCAATCATAATATTGTTTTTTGTTCTGTGCATATTGTAATATGTTTATAATTTTAGGATGGAAAAAACTTTCACCACCAAAAATATTTAAATTAGCATGTTGTAGATGTTTAGGTTTTTGTTTTAGTTGCTCATTAGTATAATCAAAAATAAAATCAACTGTGTCTAAACTTGATGCTAAACTAGGATGTGGCAAACTGTTGTCATGTCCGTCTCCGCAATAACTACAATCAAGGTTACATTTTAATGTAGTTTCCCATTCAACAGAAAAGTAAGAATCGTTAGCTGGTTCTAATGTATTAAAGTCAGGCATGTTTTGCTATCACCGTTTCTTCACTGCATACACATAGTTGTCTATTACATATTAATGGCTCAATCACAGGACTATATGTTTGTGTAAAATTATCATCGTGTAAATTACCAAATAGTTTTTGTTGACAGTTTCCTGTAATTCTTCCATCTGGAAATATTTTTATAAAGTCTACACCTAAGTTACAAGTCCATCCTTGAAACTTATTTAAATTATTTGCAATTAAATAGTTGTCGTTGTTTACAGTAATAATGTTATCGTCTGAATGTATCTTTATGTTTCTAAGAGGTTTTTTATTAGTAGTATCAAACCATTCTTGTGTAGGATATTGTTTAATTACATTTTCAAAGTATGTTAGTTGCGTATCAGTATATCTATGTCGACCATTAAAATGAACTATTTTTGCAATAATAGGCCATTTGTTTTTACAGTGTGTTTTTAGATATTCAAGATTAGCCACACTTTGTTCAAAGTCATCTGGGTCTATTAAAACGTCAGCATTAACAAATATGCCTAAGTCATACAATGTATCGCATACTGTTATTAAATGATCAAGATTAGCAAACTCTCTGTGTACACTAACTTCAACATGGTCAAAATTCTTTGCATTGTTTTTCCACCAATTAAGTTTGCGAGTACCGTTTGTACTCATTTCAATAATAATATTATGTTTGCTTTTTAAATACTGACAAAGTTCTTCTAAGCCCTTCCATAATGTAGGCTCGCCGCCTACAATGTATAAGTTGCTTTTAGGCTTGCCATTGTTTTCATAATGTGTTAATAGATGTGATAAATTTTGTTTTACTATATCAACGTCTGGCCAACCTTGGTCGCCTTCGTTACTTCCTGGAAAACAATAATGACATTTATGGTTACAGGTGTTACCCGGCATATATTCAATACGCACCATATCAGGATCTTGATTGTTTTCAATACGATTAATCATAACAAGTGAGCAAGCTCTGGAAATACTTTGGCCGCATTTAAATTACGAATTGCATCTAATTTGTTTGTGTACTCTTTAAAGCCCGGAAGTAAATGACTGTTGTCTTGTGCATTCATATGATTCATTACAGCTTCCCAACGTTTCCAGCCATAAGGATTAACTTTCCAAAAGTCATCATCTTGTCTATAGTTGTTCCACAAGTAATCTTTAAAGTCCATAAAACGTTCTTTAACTTCTTGTTTGTCGTGTTCTGGTAGTATTTGTATACTAAGGAAAGTTGGAATATACAACAAGTGCATATTAACTAAGCCACCGCCCATTTGCACACCACCAGGCACTGTACCGCTATTTAATTTTTTAAATCCGCTTTCTAGTTTCCATTTCATAAAGTCTGGTAAATGCTTTACGTTGAATATTTGTATTGCTGTTGCTAAACTTGTTTGTATGTTGTCAGGTGTGTTGTCAAGCATATGCAAAGTTTTTTCTACAGTTTCAAAGTTTGTAGGAAAACGTATGTATTCATCACGTCCGTGACTAGCATCCATACTAATAGCAAACTTTACTTTTTTAAACTTTGACCATAACTCAATTAGATCTTCGTCTACTAATAGTCCATTTGAATTGTAACGTAACAATATTTTGTCTTGATAGCCTTGTCTAATAATTTCTTCAATAAACATTTTATGTTCTTTGATCATTAGAGGCTCACCGCCTGCAAAATATACTTGTTTTAGATTAGGTATCTGTGCATACATTTCTTCCCAGAACGTATCTTTTTCATGCCATTTATTATTGAACTCACTTTTATCCCATTGCATTTGTCTTTTAACATCAGGGTCTTGTAATACAGGAATAAGTTTTTTGTGATCCGCTACCCACTTACTGCTATCATGTGGACTACACATCACACATTTAATATTGCAAGTATGTCCTAAACGTAGATCTAAGTATACTAACTCTTCCGGTACTGTTCCGTCTGCTTGTGTTTGTTCAATCAAATAAGGAATGTCTACACCATCATCGTCTCTATGCCAGGTACCACTTTCCCATATACGCTTACTTACTACTCCTACTTTTTCTTCTTCAAAGCATTTAGTACAACTTGCAGGTATTTGTCCATTAAGCATAGTTGTACGTACACTTTTCATGTAGTCGTTATTCCATGCTTCCATTGGAGTTTCTCTGCCAAAGTTTGCTGGCTTACCATCCTCCATTTTAACAAGTCCAACTGTATGGTCTCCGCCAGCACCACTTGCATTAGACGAACAACATAAACGCATATCGCCATTAGGTCTAGTAGCAAAGTGTATCCAAGGTAGAACACAAAACGTAGGACTTTTTGCAACGCTTTCTAGTTCTCGTTGATACTTGCCTAGCTCACTGTCTTTATCGTTATACCACCATTTACTCATTGTTTAATCCCACTACTCTAATAAATTGATCTTTTGGTTTAGGTAATTCTTTTACTTTACCACATGTTCTTGCACATGTAATTAGCTTATTTTTGCCCCAGTAATCTTTCCACACTGTTTGCCAAGGTGTAGAATCAATTACTTGTTTTAAAGAAACTTCAAGTGCATTAGTATTACCTAAATTTTCTATTAAGTCTAGGTATTGTTCGTGCATGTGATTTCTTATTGGTGCTGTAACATCATTTGTTTTTGCATAGTTGTACGGTGTACTTGCTAAGAAACAACACGGAAATATTTTCTTATATGCATCAATGTATACTTCTTTAGTTTGCAACACATAGCAATCTATTTCTGCATTGTTTAAAATGTCTTTGTAATTAGCAACCATATCTTCTGTAATAAATGCAAGTTCACTACTGCTAGGTGGCTCCAAGTAATGTGTAGTTGCACCATTTTTATCGTATACAGGAAATTCTGGTGTTCCTATAAATCTACTACTATTCTTTTCAACAAATAAACTAAAACCCATTTGCTCTGCAATAGTACGTGCTTCTTCTACTTGATGTTCGTTATGTTTAAATTTTATAAAGCACCATTCCGCTGTGCCGCCTGCTTCAATAAATGCTGTAGCATTTTGTAATATTTTTTTGTAACTAGTACCTATACGATATAATTTGTGTGTATCTTCTAATCCGTCAATAGCAAAAATAACGTTATGTGTTACAGGTAATGCTTTTGCAAGTCTTGCCCACCAGTCTGTGTTTCTTGCACTTCCGTTTGTGTGTATTCTAATATTTAAGTTAGGATTAACTGTTGCGGCATATTCAACCATTTCAATTAATTCATCATTAATAATAGGATCACCAAAGTTGCCACAGAAATAAAATCCTTTTAATTGATCCAACACTTCTTTTGTTAGTATATTTTGAAAGTCTTGTAATGTCCAGTCTTTGTTTTTGATAAGAGGGTTTTCTAATCCGCCGTGATAATTTCTACTACACATTGGACAACTTGCCTGACAGCGATTTGTAATTTCTAAATGTATATTTTCTAAGTCGCTAAAACTAAACATTCTTTTTACCTATCAACATATAACGATCGTATTTTGGTGTTTCTAAAACTCTACGCAAGTAGGGTTTAATATTACTTATTTTTGTAAAATTATCTAAATCTTTTGAGCATCGAACATGTTCTTCATGTTTAAAATAGTTATTGCTTTGTAATACAATAACTGCATTGTCAGGTTGATTATCTAACCATTGATCGTACTGCTCTTGTGTTATGTGTTCACAACTTGTATTAATTACAACATCTGCTCCTGTAACGTATTTGCACATATCATGTGTAACTGCTTCAAATTTACCTTGCATTTCATAACGCTTGTTTACTGTGTTTGCTATATCTTCGCATACAGGGTCTATATCCACGCTTGTAACGTGTTCTACAGCTATATTAGAGTTAAAGAGTATACTTGCCAGCACTCCGTTCCAACCACCGTATATGACGATATTTAACGGTCTAACGGGTACAAATCCTACCAAGTTCTCAGCTAACCATACTTTGCTGTTTACTTGCCCTTTCCAAAAACTTTCAAGTGTGCGATAGCGATCATCACTGTTGCGAATAGCATCCATCCAAAATAATACGTCTTGTACATCAATCTTCATATTTTACCTTTGGAAGTTTTGAGTCAGCGGAACTAACACACGTTGGTGTGATGCATTTACGAGGTTTGTCAAATATTTTAAAGCCGTCCTCTAATGTACCAATTGGCTCATCTCGACAACTGTAACTACGCTTTACTTCATTACCACGAATAACAATACCTTGATAACCTGCATTGCAAGTCCAACCTTCAAACTTGTTAAAGCCGAATGCATTAAAGCGTTCTGCTTGATCTACGTAATACTTTTCGCCTTTGTCGTCTGTAAGCTCTACTTGTAGTAAAGGTATTATTCCTTTAAATGCTTCTGGAATTGTTTGTGGGAATCCGGTTTGCATTCTTGTGATTTGGTCTTCACTATATCCATGTACCACGTGGGAGGCGGTTGGATCGGACTGGGGCTTGAGAGTGACGTTAATACCTCTGGTGGCAAATCGTTTAAGCCTTTCGTAAAGATCTTCAAAAATTTCTGGAACCATAACTTGATTAATCGTAACATATACACCTGCTTTCATAAGCTGAAGACATTTGTCTCCAAACTCTTGTTCATTTGCAAACTCTGCATGATAGCTTGCTGTTATACTTCTACGTTGCAAAGTACTTGTTGACTCTATCCATCTGCTCCACCATTTGCTTCCAGGTGACAAGTTAGTTGTCATATGTATACTTTGGTATTCGGGTGTTGCATCACTGCAATAATGATCTATGATCTCCCCAAAGTATTTATACGCTGTAGGTTCGCCTCCTGAGAAACTAAAATGGAAATCTTTAAAGCCATTTGCACGAGCCTGTGCTTTGATACTATCTAGGGTCTTTAAGTACAATTCTAAATCCTGGTGGTCAGGGGTACTAGATCTAGCGTATGGCCAGCAATAAGAGCAGTTATAATTACAAAATCTAGCCAGGATCCACGAAACCGTGAAAAGATGGCTCTTTAGGAGAGTCTTCTGGCCAAATTCGGTAATATTATCCCATGGTATGTTTTGAAAATTGTTCATGTAACCAATCAAAGTCGTTTATTAGGCGAATATCAACGCCGCTAGAAAGCCCATACTCCCGGCCAGCAATAGCACCTTTAATAGCGTACTTGCCGAAGGGACGGTCTTCTCCCACTGTTGTCCAAACTCGTAATCTTTCATTTGTCTCATCCTCGTTTTGTCTGTCTATAGTTTTACTTGCTAGTTTGGTACATTCTCTAAATGCACCCTTCCATGCTTCAAACTCATTTGTATTAAATGCTGTAACATTAGATGTTTCAGGCATTGCTTTAAAATACTCACTAATACTTGTAGTCATGTCTGGCTTTGTTGTATCCATGTTTAGTGTAAGTTTACGTGGTAACAACTTCACTCCGCCATATCCGTATAGTAAATCATTTACTGGATTACGACTGCGCCACACATGTACAGTTTCTAAATCGTACTCATCTACTTTGTGATCAAATTTAAAACTATCTAATATTTTTGCATCTGCATCTACAACCCAAAACATTTTAGTAAAACATTTCTTAGCGGCGGCAATGTGTGCTTGGTGAATTCCTTTTACGCCATCAACACGCTTTGCTCTTGGAAACCTATATTTTACTAGTTCCCAATTTGCATCTGCATTAGGCTCATTATAACTTATGAATACGATGTCATACATTTATATATTATACAGCCTCTACTTGTTGTTGTCAATCATAAAATCACGCAAACTAAAGTTTGTGCCTAACATATGATCTGTGCTTGCTTTTTTGTCGTTACTCCAAACTAATACTTCAGGATCTTCATATAAAAAATCACAGTCCTTACAATAATCTATACTATCAAAGTCTTTCATTTCATGTGCTTTGCGAAGGTTGTTGTATTCGTCTCCATACCATATTTCTTCTATAGTTTGTATTTGTGTATGTCCTAGTACACTTTTACTTTCGTTAGGTGGTCCCATTGTTTGACAGCAAGGAGTAACAGCACCTTTCAATCCAGCAATGCCGCCTGAGCGTATTGTAATCTCTGGAGCAAATGGTCTGCCACATGTTCTACGTTTACTAGGGTCACGCACATATAATGGTTGATAGTTGCCACTCCAATTGTGCATTTTCCATATGTACCCTACTGTGCCAGTAGGACCTATAAAGTTATTTCTATATTGATCAACTTCATATTCAATTTGATTGTTGTCTAGTATTAAATGGTAACTACTTATTTCGCACTTGCTATTAGTTTCTTTAATATACTGTTTTGCTTTTATAACATTTGTTTTTAGTAGTTCAAAATTATCAATTGCCATCCATTCTTTATACTTGTCTTTGTCGTAGCCTATGCAACTAAATCTTGCAAAACTAAGTCCTGCATCAATACAGTCCTGCATAAAGTGTCCGCTAAAGAAACTTCCGTTGCTGTACATAAAACTAGGCAAGCCACGCTTAGTACATGCTTCAATGTAACGTGGTAAATCCTTTGCCATTGTTGGTTCACCTGAACCTTCTAAGTTAATCACAGGCTTACCTGGCAACTGATCTAATATATCTTCAAACATATCAAATGGCATCTTACGTGTCCAGTCTTTGCCACGTCCGGTAGTTTGTGGACACATTTGACATTTGTAATTACAGCCGCCAAATACTTCTACTACAGCTCTTTCTAAATTAGGTACGTTACTCATTGTCCCCACTTATCCCAAATCTCTGTAAGTAGATTAATATAATTTTCATCGTTGTGTCTAAAGTCATATTCTATTCTTTTGTTGTTATACTCAATACTATAAAAGTCTGTGTACTCTTTAAAAAATTCTTGTGCTTCTAAATCAGGTAAGTTTTGTATTTTACCAACTGGTGCATATCCTAGTGCTAGTTGTTCATCCTTAGGATCAACACCTTTTGACTCTAACCAACTTGTAAACTTATCGTCTGATGGTAGCTCATATCCTGTGCCAAAGTAAAAATTAAATTCACCGCTAATTACACGATGTTCAGAAATACCATCTGCTGTAACTACATCATCATTGTCAAGGTATGCTTCGTACCAAGTTTTACCTGTTTGTGCGTAATGCAAATATACCATACCGTCTTCAACGTCTTTAGTAAAATACTTTTTAAACTTTGGATCTAATTCGATGCGTTCTTGTATGCCTAGCAGATTATAGTAAAAGTAACCATTGCGATATCCGTCTGCTTCTATATCTGTTGTTTCGTACCATGCTTCAAGTTCGTGACAGCAATGGTTTAGATAACAAATTGCTAATCTAGTTTTTCCGTTAGCATTTGCTAATACACTACTAGGGTTCCATAGTTGGCCTTGTGCTGTTTCAAAATGATGATGTAGCACGTTTAATAATATTTGATTGTATCCATAACGTAATGCACCAAAGTTATCTTCAATTTTATAGTCTGAATAGTAGTTTATAGTTGCAATACTTCTATCTAAATCATCACAGATGTGTTCTAATGTTCTGTAGTTATTGTGCAATCCTAATAGACTAAAATTTTTTTGGAATATCTTTTTTTGATGGGTTTCAAGTAATCTATCAAATTGTGTTAGCCATACGTTTGCTAACTCAGTATCGTGTGGTT